CTTCGTTATGTCATAGCCGCGAGCAGAAGCACAGCTAAATTGTTTATTGTGATTAAAACCAAGATGATGACAAGCGCCACTCTTAGCTGATGGACAAACTATCCTAAAAGGGCAGATATGATTTATTGGAACACAACCGTCATCGTCTAACCACGATTTAGGGTGGGTATTAGGGATATCTGTTTTACCATAGTAGAAATTATTCAACAAATAAATAACCTCACCACCTAAGCTTTCTAAATCAATAGATTCAGTATGCGTATGCGATTCAATAGTAGCTTTCCATTTCCCTCTATGTGCATTAACAATATTTAAATTAATTTTGCATGCTTTATCGTTGTACGTGATACAGAATGCATTGAAAGTTACAGAAAGACCTACTATGACCATATCGTTATAATGCAATATTTTCGAGATATCCCGTGCTAACTTAACACACAGATCATTTACCTCTGATAATTTACAATTATCGAAAAGTTCCTTTATTGCAGCAATAAAATAACTACCAGAAATACTGATAGGAAAAGTTTTGTTATTTTCAATTGTATTCATTTTTATTCTCTAAATTAGTTATGAACTATGATTCCTTCACGACCGCTATATGCGCGTGGAACACTATCGTGACAAGCAATATGTAATTTATTAATGCCAATGTTTACCATCCTGTAAACACTAGTTCCTGATCTGACAAATAATTCATTACCATCTGTATAAACTACCATATCTCCTACTTTATAACTCTGATAAGCTTTAAGCTCAACGATTTCCTCTGCCATTTCTCAGTTCTCCTCTAACTTATAGCTAATAATTTACAAAGTTTTACTACTGCTTCATTTGCGTTAATACCTCTAGCTGCCGGTACATCATCAATTTCGATGTCATATGACGGATCATCACTGCTCGATGAAATGCAGGTATCTATTGCTGGAATTAAGATAACCTTTAAAGTTTGTTTCTTAAATATAGTACTAAGTAATACTGTATTAGCCATTTTTACTTTCTCCAATTATTTATTAAAAAGTTTGTATTACTTCTCAAGTATGTAATTACCATTTGCTCCCGTTTTTAATATTGCTTATATGTTGCTGACTTACTCCATGTTCCTTTGCAGTTATTTCTTGTACTCTATCGTCATCTCTAATAGAGTTGATTTGTTCTAAAGTTAATTTTGCTCTTGGATTATTCGCGCCAGATTTGGCTATACTGAAAGCTTGTCTTACACTAGCAGACACAGGTACTCCAATCCTCGATTGGTGTGCTGCCAACATATTTGCGCTCTTCTCATCTTGCGTGACTTTAGACCATCTAGCTAATGCTGCTAATCTTTTTCTTTCTTTAGTTTCTGGAGAATCAATATCACCAGGAGCTTTGCATTTTCTAGCATCACTGGAAATATTTAAAAACCAGGATTACCATAATACTCATCTATGTCAGATTGCTCTAAGTCAAATGCCAATTCTCTATTTTCTCTACGTGAAAAACCAGGTTCTTCCACTGGCATAGCTAAAAATTCCCATCCTTCTGAATGTTTTTGAAATGCATCACGCAAATTATTATTATTGTGATTATTTTTAGTATACCCTTGCTGGTGTCTATATTCACACTCGCCTAAGTTCCCACTACCAGAATAAAGTAGACCGGCATTAAAATTCATTAGAACATAAAAACCTACTTTACTTCTATCTTCTTTTTGTAAATTCGATTGTATCATGATTAAAAATCTCCATAACGTTGCAAGCTCAAATATGTAATATATGTCCAAAAAAATCTATACGGCATAAAACAGATACATACAAGGATGAGTTCTTGTATGTATCTGTTTACCCAATAGCTAACTAATTAACTATTTATTCACTTTACACCTGATGGAAATTACGCGAAACCTTACCAGCAATAACGTCACTGATGCCAAGGACATCAAGCGAAGCCATGATTGGCAAGTTGGTCACGTGCAGGAAGGAAGGCTGAACAGTCAGTTCCTTGCTGGTTGCGCCATTACGATTGATCGGCAGTACCAGAGTCAATTCTGGTTTCCAAGCCATCGCACCGAAATGCATTGGGTTAGGAACGCCTTCAGTACCAGCACCAAACACGCCGAATGACATTACGATCTTACCGGCCATGGTTTGGTTCAGAGTGGACACAACCTTCACATTGAAAGTTTCGCCCAAGGTACGGAAGTCACCAGACACAGTCAGGTAACGTGCCAATACTGGATCAGTACCGATGATGACAGTTGGAGTTGGAGCAACACCACCAGCCAGTGCATCAGCAGCAGCCTTGTAGCCTGAGTCACGATACATGCGGTAAGCCATGTCGCGCAGCTTGTTCACCATAACAGCTTGGATATCGGCAGCACGCTCTTGCGACTTAACAGAGTCGATTTGCGTAGAAACGTCAAACACAGCATGTTCGTAGAAAGGCTTAACCAGGAAACGAGAAACGCCCAGAACTTCTGGTACTGGCGAACCCAGTGGAGTCTTTGCACTGATGTATTCAGCCAAGTACTTCTCAACGTTCAGCAATTCTTCCACAGCTGCATTCGATGTACGAATGTGAGTAGCAGTGATCAGAGCGGCCAGATCAGTAGAGTCGTTAGCATCACCAGAAGTCAATGGACGTGGAATGCTGATTGGCGAACGCAGTGGAACAGCGTATACTTGATTGTAATACGTTGTATCCAACAGTTGACCACGCATACGACGGTTGATGTTCGTACGACGAGCTTCCAGATCGTAACCAAAGGTAGTTGCGCCAACAAACAGAGCAACGATAGCTGCACCAACACCACCTGTAAGGGAGATTGCATTGCCATCTACGTCAGTGATGCTAGCAACAGTTACTTCGCTTGTGAACAAGGAAGTGTCAGCCAGTTCAACGTTAACGCTACCAGATACCTGAACAGCCAAACGAACGCTGTAGCCACCAACTTGAACAGGAGCCAGCAGAGCAGAAGCAGCACCACCAATTACGGTAGTGGCACCATTTACCAACAGAGCATCAGTAGTGAACGACAAGTTCATCAGGCGATAGTTACCTTGTACCGAGTAAGTCATGTTAGCGGTAGGCAGACGTGCGGTGTTGAACTTCAACACTTCATTCACAGCAAGACCAGCACCATCAACGCCAGACAGCTTCATGTAAATAGCAGCCAAGCTGATTGCAGTATCGATCGAGTCAGTAGTGTCTTGCAGACCAGTTTCCAACAGAGCATCGGTTTGGCTAATTGCCAACAGGCTGAACTTCTTACCCATAGCTAAAGGAGCAGTGGTGATAGCTACGCCATCCAGAAGGATATCGGTAGGTGCAACCAGTGCTGGATCAACAAAATGAGCAACAGATTGTGGACGAACAACAGGAACGATCTTCAGCAGGTCATTCTTCAGGATGGAAGGATCAATCACAGCCTGGATAATGTTACGCTTGCCAAAGTTGTCGATTTCACCGGAGATCTGACGACGAACGTCATTGTAAACATTGATGATCTTGATAGATACAGCAAAGCCTACTTGATCAGGGGTTACGACAGTGGTTGGGAAGAATGCTTCGCCGAATTCATCTTGGCGAGCAGCTTGCATGTTGTACGCAACAGAGTAAACGATTGCGTTCTTGTTTTCGCGTTCGTCATATGCTTCCAGTGCTGGAGCCATACGATCGCTAGAGTAATCGCTACCTTGTGGGCTAATATAGCCAATGGACTCAGACGCAACAACATTGCGAGTGATTGGAGCACGCAGGAAAGCAGGGATATCGCCAGCAACAATGGCAGCAGCAACACCGGCATTACGTTGTGCTTGAGTCAATTGTGCAAAACCGGCACCGTGTTCAACAGCGATGCTTTCCAGAGCGGTGCTCAGGCCAACAACAGTACGTTCGATTTCAGAAACTTGTACAGCATCGATGGATTCCATCGACATAGCGCCTGCTGCGATTTGCTTTGTTACAAATGAATGACCGCGTGCATTCAGTTCTTGCTGAATACCGCCAATCAGATTGTCGAGTGGAGCCGGAGCCATACCACCAATACGCTTGCTTGTAAACATGTGATTATACCTCACTGTGGTTAGAAAAGAAGTTGAACTATTGGGTTACAACAGTGTACTACTATTTTACTACAATCTAATAAATTAATAACATTACTTCGACATTAATTTAAGATACTGTTTGAAAAATGGCGTTTTAGCCACTTCGTGAAATGTTGAATACACATACAATGTATCCAGAACTCCTTCAAGTAATTGAATATTAAGTGCTTCATTACCTCCATTAACGAAATACCCTGGATAAACAACAATACCACATACTTCAGGTGTTAAGTCATATATATCGTAAGGTTTTGTATACTTATCTGTCTTAGCATCTTGATTGAATAAGCGAACTGATAGTTCATTATCAAAGTATGGGTCAGTAGATAAAGGTATTAGAGATTCCCAGCACCAATTAGACAACTCTTTATCAGTAGTTGGTAGTTTGGCTACGAGTTTAGAAACCAGAGCATTATGATAGTCAGGCACACTAGTTACAAGTTTGAGGTACTCTGATTTTTGCATTGCTGCATATAAGATCAGATCATTCAGAGACATCAATGGCTTAATCTTCTCTATGTCCAAACATGCACTTAACTGGAGTTGATTACGCGAAAGAATTTCTTGCATCCAGTATGGGATTAAGATGACTACCTTATCGTTTGGCACAGTTAGCTCCTATAGATGATTAAAAATAAAAATAACCTGCAACACAGTATTTATGAATAATAAGAGAAAAATATTCTCTTACATCGCATAAATAACCTAACTAGAGCTTACAAAAAGATGAATAAGAAACTTTTACTGGTTAATTCAATAACTTTGTTATTTCGCGAAAGCCAACTTAGTGGAACATATGATAACTCATCTGATCTCGTAAGACGTATAATTCAGAGCATAGATCTCCCAGAAACAGCTGTAGGTTTTGATGACTCAAAAGATATTCTTGAAGGTTTGAAATCTACAGCATTGCATATGTGCGAAGCTCCTAAAGATCACAAGTATGAATTATCTGAGATACTTCAGAGATTAAAAGTAAATACTCTTGAAGAAGATTCTCTATACGATGCATTAGTAGATGGGATGTCTGCTGAATTAACTGATAGCGCACTGAAGAGAACATGCTTAAGTTTGAAGCGTAGTTTGAATAATTATTTTCGTGACGAAACAGTTAAGGACTTAATAAATAAAGCTAGCTATGATTTAAAATTTGGAAGAAACAAAATTAATGACATGCGCAGTTACATTAGTAACTTAGCTTCTAAATTAGAACCATTCATGGTGGATGTCATTACTAAGGATCCGGCTATCATTAGTGAAGTCAATATGTCGAATCTTCAACAGGTCGTTGATGTCTTTGGAGATGTACAGCATATGACTGAAGGTTCAGGTATTCTACAAACAGGATACCAAGGTATTAATAGAATGTTGGATGGCGGTATCAGACGTGGTGAGCAAATGGTTATTGGTGCATTACAGCACAATTATAAGACAGGTTTTAGTTTGTCTTTATTTAAACAATTTGCTTTATATAACAAACCACAATTAACTGACCCTACTAAGAAACCTTTATTACTTCGTATCTCATTTGAAGATGATCTTACACTTAACTTCCAATTCTTATATCAGTCATTAAAAGAAAATGAAACTGGTAAGCCAGTAGAAATGGTAGATACAAGTGGGTTCTCTAAAGAACAATTAGCTGCCTATATTCTTGAGATATCAACATATGTTCAAGAGAGATTAAGAGTGAACGGATATGAAACACATTTCATGTTTGTTAATCCTTCTTTATGGACTTATAGAGATATTTGCAATAAGATTATTGAACTCGAAGCAGAAGGTTATGAAGTTCATCTACTCATGCTTGATTACCTGCTTAAAGTGCCTACAACGGGCTGCGATATGGGTCCTGCTGGTCATGACATCAGAAACATGTATGAACGTATACGTAACTTCTGTGCGGCTCGTAAGATCGCTTCAATTACACCTCATCAATTATCTACAGATGCGAAGATGATGATACGTGAAGGCCGTACTGGATTTGTTCGTGAACTTATAGGTAAAGGCTTTTATGCTGGTTGTAAACAGATTGATCAAGTTGTAGATATTGAGATCTTTATTCATATCGAGACTGTTAATGGAATATCGTATTTGACTGTGCAACGTGGCAAGCATAGAAAAATTAAGCAAACACCAATTGAATATCAGTATTGTGTTTTAATGTTTAATAGCGTTGGAGGTATTCTCGATGACGTTGGTAAAGCAGACACAACACGTAAGAAGGTTGGCGGAGGACCAATTGGTTCTGGTGAAGAGAATCCTTTTTGGGAAAATA